CGCCTTAGGGCGTCCTCTAACCGAAATCCCGGTTGGGTTTGGGTTAGATTGGCGGTAATATCCGCGTTCGTGCAGAACATACCCCTTGCGGGGCGTGGCCTTATGACACGTGCCTCGAGACCGTTACTATTAATGGTCTTTTGGCGGCGCTTATAAGGAGCACCGATTTAACTTTAAACCCCCACGGTCGGCAGGTGGTTTCCTTCGGGAAACGGACCTATCCGGTAATCCTAGGGGTTGCCTTATTAGGGCGGTGAGTATATGGAAAGTTATGGAAACATAATGATCCGGGGACCAAACTAGTAAGGCGATAGCCTTCGATCAACCGGAGCACCACGGCACCGTGGTGGCTACCAGCCAAGTAGCGCCTGCAGCCCCTAAAGGCTTCCTAACGGAATCCTCATGGGAAACTGAATACAATACAAAATGAAAACCCTATTCGCAAATATACGTTTGGCCAGAAATGGCCGAATAGGTGTTAGTCAATTTGCATTGTGGCGTCCTGATGTAAAAGTCAGGGAGGCATTTGTCGGTCCATTAATATCCATGGGTCGACTTGTGCTAGGTAGTTTATGCCGTAGTTGGGTAGTTCAGATTCATGCATTCGCGAAATCGATTTCTCTCATTGCGCGGAGGCAAGGCGTAAGAGGTCTGGTATTGTACCTGAAAACTGCTCACGTTTGCCTGATGCAATCACTGCCGGGATCTAAGCTTCGGTTTGGGTCTCGGGAAATTGGTCAGGTAGCGGTTAGCAGGTCGCGAGATGGCCTTCCGCGGTTAATACCGCGGGGGTCACGCTCGTTGATCCGTAAGGGTCATAAGGGTGCAATTCGCCTATGGATGACTCTTCTCTCAATTTACAGAATACTTCCCTGTAAGGGGAAACTGAAATTGAATACGATTACAGACCCGGGTGTGGACCTATCACCTGGGTATCTGTCTTCGTTCCGGGGGTTTATCCGTAAGGATTTTCTCCCGATGATGGAGTCACACTGTGGCGAGACCCTTCGGGACCTTGATCCTGAAGAGGTTTTGAAACCAGAACCTTTAGGTATACGCAAGGCTTCTGCGGACAGCCCCTATACTCGTCGTAAAACGGACGCGTATGGGGTCGATTCACGGTTATCTTCATTCGGTACTCGGAAAGTATCTGCGCGTTGCTGGATCGAGGGAAAATGGGGAGACTCTTTAGAGCAGTACCTGTGGTTCCTCGGACAGTGCGGTAAGACGAATACCGTATGGGACTGGATGGCTGATGCCGCGGGTTGGAGTCCGCCACGAGCGGTGACGCCTCCGAACGGCCGACTCTCTGTAAAGGAAGAGCCGGCGGGGAAGATGCGCGTTTTCGCCATGGTGGACTACTGGACGCAAATCGCGTTATATCCGTTGCACAAACATCTGATGGGGGTCCTTCGGGATGTCCCATCGGATGGAACCTTTGATCAGCATAAACCTGTGAAGGTTCTGCTTTCAAAGGCGTCCATGGATGATACGTTTTATTCGTATGATCTGTCGGCGGCCACGGATAGGCTTTCGGTAAAGCTTCAAAGAGTTATACTGGAGGAGATGTTTTCTCCTGATTTTGGAGAGGCGTGGTGCGAGCTATTGGTTGGACGGGAGTATAGGGTCCCTGGAAAAGGTACATCTTCCATATCCTACGCTGTTGGACAACCGATGGGCGCATACTCGTCCTGGGCTATGCTAGCCTGGACTCATCATGCGATTGTGCAATGGGCGGCTCGATGAGTGGGGCATGAAGGGTGGTTCCGATCTTATGCTGTATTGGGAGACGACATCGTCATTCGTGACGATGCTGTCGCTCAAGCGTATGTGAAAATCTGCGGGGAGATAGGACTGGGAATCGGCTTGGCGAAATCACTTGTCTCGACACGTCGGACTTGTGAGTTTGCTAAGAAGGTATACTTTGAGGGCGAGGACGTCTCAGGATTGCCCATGAAACTATGGAATGCCGCAAGGACTTCCATGGGAGTAGCTGGTGCGATGCTTGAGCGTTTGAGTTCTCAGAACCCTATTTCGTTCGCAACATTCGCGACAGCAGTCGGGGTGGGGTATCGTAATGCTTCAAAGCTGGGGGCTCCGTGGAAGAGAATTCCACGAAGACTTCAGGTGTTGGGTGTTATGATAACTCATCCTGATCTTCGGACGTGTCTGTCTCGTAGCAATTGGTTGGAATGGTTGGTCCAGGAAGGGCCAACGTTGCCTGTGAAGGCTCCGTTGACACTTCATTGGTTCCTTCCATGGGCCACAGGCCTATTAAATGAGGTCGTGACCCCCGCCCAACGTGCAGTTGAGGAGAAGTCCTCTGCCATATACTTCGATCCGGGACCGAAAGATGTATGGGCGAGACTGTACGAAGGGATGGTAAACAGTCATATTGTTAAGGGGACAGAGTCGCTGGAGAAAGCGCGGAAATCACTTCTTCACTTGCAGTCTCTTCATGTGAAGTTCATGATGCATCAAGCGGGAGCTGTGCTTCAGCAGGTAACTGCTGTTGCAGAGCGTTGGGCTTTAGTCCCTGATCTGGCCAAATGAGTTGAAATAGCTCAGGAGGACCAGTTTAAGGCTATTGCTCTGTTACCGCTATTTGCGTTGTGGAATCGTGTGAGGAAATGGTCTGGGACCCGATGCACGGGTCCGTCAGCTGCCGAGAGGTTAGCAGACCGTCTGTCGCCAGACGAGGACCAAGTGGGGAAGAATGACTAACTACGGGTCGAGTTAGCTGCTCGGCTGGCCTGGGAAGGCCATGCATTAACTACCGACTCTCTCCCCTGCCTTCGGGTGGGTAAGAGAGACCAAATAGTGGAGTGCAGACTTAGCACCTATGGGACCGGA